ATTCTACACCATCTGGTATATTTATAACACTTGCCTTTACATGAACAGGAATATATTTATCAGGATCTAAATTTTCAAAATATTTAGCTCTATGTCTTCCTTCATGATGCGTCACTTTAAAGTCTCCAGTATTAAAATCTTCGTGCATATCTAATGTAGGAATTGAAATACCTGTTTTATTTTTTTCATATAGTTCAAATGCTCGGTCATTTCTGTCTATCATTTCTTCTTCCGAAAAGGATAAACCTTTAGCTAATCTTAAAAAATCTCCAGGTTTCATGTAAGTTAGAACATATTTAGCTGTATTGGTATATGCTCCAGGAAAACTATCACCCGACTCTGACCAAAAATTGTTTGCATAAGGGGCATCAAGAACAAACTGTCCTCTTTTTTTATCTTTTTCTCTGTAATCTATATTAGGATCTCCTACACTTCTTTCTAAAGCTTCTCCAAACACTGCGTCACCTAAATTTTTATCTTCTTTAAGTGTATCGATTACCATTTGATTATAATTTTCTGCCATATTAATAAATTTATCATTTATATCTGTAGGATCTTTTTTTCGTTCTTCTCGTTCTTTGATTAAATCAAGTGCTTCACCTATTCCTGACGGTGGAATTTCAGGTCCTTCATTTGGATCCTTTTCAGGTATTTTTTCTTCTTTCGGAATGTTTATTAATTTATTATCATCTTCTATTTTACTTTCTAAAATATCTTCTAAAGGATTTAAAGAATAGGAAGCAGGGTTTATTAAGGATGACAGGCCCTCTTTTAAGTATTCTAGACCTTTAGGATCTGTTTGAGATGCGGCAGCTGCTCCTCCCCCTAATAAAGGAAGATATCTAGCTAATCCTTGTAATGGTAATGATACTAATGGCCCCATAATTTACTTTTAGCATAAAATATAGCAATTGACTATCCTATATATAAAAGAACTTGATCCCATGGCCGTGATCGTTATATAGTGGTCGCTTTCACTATTCACAAAATTAAGGAGATACCATGACCGAAAAAGACTTGCACAAAATGATTTGTTACCTAGCAGACAAGGTAGAAAAACTCGAAAAAAACCAATGTAAATGTCAATCTACAGACGAAGCAAAGCCTAGCCCTGTTCAATATACAACAAATTATGATGAAAACGACGAGTGTGTAAGCTGTTCTGCCTAACGATTTCTGCGTAATCGACGACGGTTGCGTCTTTTCTTAGACCCTACCTTACGACGACCTTTATGATTTTTTCTTTTAAGAACTGCCTTGCTCATGTATTAGGAGTATTACCCAATGCATAATTTTCTACTACAATGAGCGCTCTAAAATAATCTTTTTCCTTAATAGGTAATCTTTCCCAATCATCGTATCTAAATTTTTTACTGACACTGATAAACCGTAGGCGTTTGGCCCGTTGATCGAGATCAGTCTTTTGAGGATACTGAGGATGAATATCTGTAATCATCCATGAACACCTTTAATAGGCACACTAGAATTAAACTGTATGTTAAAAGCCATGGATCGTCTTTCTCCTTCACTTCTAAATGGGTAGACTTGATGAGCTAACCAACTAGGAAACAAATAAAAATCTCCTACTTCCGGTTTTACTAAATAACTATGCCTTGAGAAAGTATGAGGAAGAGATCCTAAGAACTCTAAACATCCGACGGTGGCATGATGATCTTCTTGAGCGTATTCTTCTTCTAACTTATCGGGAACTTTTAAAAAAGCTACACCCGAAAGATTAGAGTCATGAATGTGGATAGGATTAAAGTCTCCTTGATATTGACTAACAACCCAACTTGTAAGAGATAAGGAAGTCCCCGATGGAATTGCGCCAGGTACGATTTTATTGACATACTCTTGAGCTAAAGCTACATAAAATTGCTTGAGTCCCGGAATCTTATCTTCTGAAATCTTTATCTCTTTTTTAACGTTACCTGCTAGATTTTGACTGTAGTCATACTCTTTGGATAAGTCTTCACTATTTAAAATCCTATCAGATTCTTTATTTATATTTTCTACGTAAAAAGCAGGGAGTTTCGTTTTTAGTATACTAGGTCCAAATGGTTGATAAATTTCATAACTTAATTTGTCTTCACTTTTCTTTTTTTCTTCAGTCATCTAATCTACTTAAATCCCTTCGTAGTTCTGTAATCTCATCTGCATGTTGTATCCAAAGTTTTCTTCCTTCGGTTACAATCATGTCCCACTCTTCCGCAAGAAAGATTTTGTCTTCGCCTTCCAAATAGGAAACGCGGACGTGTTTACGGTCATCTTTTTTAAAGCGTATAACTGCACTAACTATTTTGTTTGTAACGTCCGTTGTTAACATCTTGTTCAAATCTATCTACTAAAAATAGTATTAGACCACCCATGGATAAATGCTTTAATTCAGGCACTTTTGCTTTAACTTCGTTTGCTAGTTCGTAGGCTTCTTTCTTGACGGCCACAGATTTATATTTTGTAATATCTGTCATTTTCTTCCCTTCTACTACATATAGTATGTATTTTCATATAAGCCCATATATATAGGAATAGTATGGGAAAATCAAGGACTAATTTAAGCTCTTTCTCCGGTTAAAATATCCTCTATAAGGTAGGAAGGCACACAAGTAAATTCTACGGCGGTTTTCGTATCTTTATTTAGATCTGAAAACTCTTCTTTATAGATTTGTATCTGTTGAAAACAAGTATCATAGTTGTAGTAAACTATTTCTGAGGCCATTCTTACACATTGATCTTCTACATTCAAAGAACCTTGAATACATAAAAATCCTATCATAAAAAATTTAAGCATTAGTCCTCCTTATCAATATAAATTAGTTCAACTTTAAGTTTGTTCTGTTCCGTGGTCGTTGTTCTATTAATCTTTGTCCCTACCTTACGATAACTGATAGTCTTGACATCAATAAATCTTACTTCCCCTGTCTCTTGATTTACTAAAACTAAATCAATTGGACCTATGGCTGACATATTTTTAAATACCATATAGCCTTCTTTCAAAAACTTTATGACAGCTTTAAATTCGCTTATGTCTCCGATTACTTGCTTTGGATCTCTCCCCATGACGGACCTATCTCCATATCCACTTTCAGTGGTACTTTAAGTTCAACCGTTTCTTCCATCATTTTCCTAATCTTGATGGCTTGCTCTTCACTTTCAATTGATACATTCAATTCATCGTGAACTTGTATATGTGATACTATACCTTCTTTATATAAATCAACCATAGCTTTTTTTGTCATGTCCGCAGAAGACCCTTGAATCAACCTATTTAAAGCTTTATAAGTCCATGCTCTTTTAAGGTCTTTTCCATATTCTCTCTCAGCGTCTGCTAAAGATAGTGACTTATGTATACCAAATGCTCTCGGTTCCCATAAATCAAAACGACATTTTCTACCTAATAAAGTTCTAAGATATCCTACACTGTCCGCTTTCTTCGTAGCTTCTTGCATAAGTTGTTTTACGAAAGGAACGTTACCATGAAACTTAGCAAACAAATCTTCTGCTTCATCTGGATTTAAACCCAACTGACTAGCAAGTTTACCTTTACCCATTCCGTACATCATACCTAAATTAATTGTTTTAGCAGAGGATCGATCAATCCCCGCCATGTCCGCAACTGCTTGATGAAAGTCAGGGTCCTCTGTTTTATAAGACTCAATAACTTTATCAGCACCTTTTAAACCACCTTGTGTCAAAGCTGCAAAATGTACTAACACTCTTGGTTCTTGTTGTGAATAATCAAAACAACCCCACGTACAGTCTTTCTCAGGAACAAAAATAGATCTGATCATTGGTCCGAGTTCCTTGTTTCGTGCAGGAATTTGTTGAAGGTTCGGGTTACTATAACTAAATCTACCCGTGACTGTACCACCTTCATCACTTCTCATTTGATGTATCTCTGCATGAATCTTACCTTTGTAAGAATGCTTTAAGATTGTATCTATAAAAGTTGTTCTCGCTTTGTTAATCTCTCTCGCATTAGCTACAATACGTGCAAAAGGATTCCTATGTGTTACTAAAAAGTTTTTATCAAACTTAGGTTGACCAGACTTTTCTGTTCTTTCATAAGGTATGTTGAGTTTATCAAAAGCTTTAGCGATACTTTTTGCTGCCCATATATCTACCTCAAATCCGCTGTCCTGTTTAATGCGAGACAGAAATGTTTTCTCTCTTTTCTCTAAACTTCTTTTGATAGAATCAGCCTTCTCAAGATTAACACAAACACCTTTCCATTTCATATCTAACAAACAAGGAAACAACTCTGTTTCTAAATTAAAGACACTTGTCAATTCTTGTTTAATAATTTCTGTTTTGAAGTATTGCCATAGTTTCAAAGTCAGATCGGCATCTTGTTCTGCGTAAGGACCGACATACATAGGCGGCAACTTATACATTTCACCTTTAGCATCGACACCCCATTCCTTTGCCGCTTCATACAATAAACCTTCTGACTTTGAATCTTGTAAGTATTCTTTTCCTAATTCATTTAAAGAATATCTAAATCTATTTTCATTAATTAAAGGTGCAGCAATTAAAGTATCTATAATTCTTCCTTTGACTTCTAATCCCCACCAACGTAACCAACCTACGTCATACATAGCATTGTGAAAAACTTTATCACAAGGCAAGTCTAATATCTTTTTTACCTGTCTTTTAATGATGTTCTCATCAAAATTACCACCACCTTCATGACGTATAGGGAAGTAACCTTTCCAACCTTCTACAGCAATAGCAATACCTGCAATGTAACCATTACCAATCGCCCAACCTGGCCCCATACTTTTAATACCTGGATCATTTGTTTCTAAGTCAATTGCAATTTCTTTTGCATCAGATAAATCCGGAATATTTTCTGGAGGTAGCCATTCACTTGGCGGTTGAAATAAAGGTATCTGTGTCATTTATTTTCTTTATTTATTTTTGACACTCTATCATCTATTTCAATCTCTGCTGCAATAGCTGCATATCCTGCAATATCTATATAAGAATCTTCTTTATGTTTTGTCTTCAATCTAGCTATCTTAAGTAATATCATACAAATAGCTACATCATGTGCTGAAACAGGGTGCCCTAAGTATTCACTCCATAGATTAGCTATGTTTGTGTGAGTTGTAATTTTGTTACCATAATCACTAGCTCTATCACCTTGTATAAGTTCTTTTGCTATCTTTAATATATTATCACTCACTGACATCGTTTGACTCCTTTATGTTTTGT